AGACAACGCTGACGTAGACGGTAACCTCAATGTTGATGGCAATACACAGATTGATGGAACGCTCACGGTTGATGGCAACACGACTATCGGTAATGCTGCGGGCGATGCACATGAGTTTACAGGCACTGTCACCTTCAACCAAGCGATTACTTCCACCGATATCACAGCGGACAACATCAAGATCGGCGTTGATGGTTCGACCGAAATCTCCACCACATCAGGAAACCTGATCCTTGATTCTAACGATGGTAAGGTCCATATCACAGACAATGCTGAGATCGATGGTTTCCTGCAAGTAGATGGTAATGCAACAATTGGTAATGCAAGTGGCGATTCCCATACCTTCACTGGCACAGTACAATTTAATCAGGCGATTACATCAACTGATATCACTGCAGACAACATTAAGATCGGTGTAGACTCTGCTTCTGAAATCAGCACGACTGCTGGTAACTTGACACTGGACTCTTTCGGTGGGACGGTTGCAGTAGATGACAATTTTACAGTTTCTGGCACCGCTAACATAAGTGGTCAACTGGGCGTTACGGATAGTATTATCCTGAATGCTACCAACGAAAACTTCATCATCAGATCTTCTCTGGTTGATAGATTCACTGTTGACTCTGACAATGGTAACACCTTCATCGCTGGCACAACTCAGATCGAAGGTCTGACAACCATCAATGATAACGTTGATATTAACGGTAACGCTGATATCTCTGGTACATCCACACTGGGTGACGTTGTTACTATTACTGACACAACTGGTGCATCCACTGGCAATAACTTCTCTTCCTCTGGTGCTCTGCAAGTTGCTGGTGGTGCTTCGATTGCTGGTGATCTGGCAGTTGGAGATGACTTCAAGGTCTATGGTGACTTTGAGGTGGAAGGTAACGTTGTCCAGAAAGGTAATCAGGAATTCCGTGGTCGCGTTGAATTCACTAAGAATGAGACTGCAAATCGTCTTACTGACAACTGTGCAATCATGGTGCCTCAGGGTGGCATTGCTGTTTATGAAGATTCCTTCTTCGGTGAGGATGTATTCTTCGGTCCCGACCAAGGCACTACAGTTAGCATTTTTGGTGCTACAGGTAACGTTACTGCAACGGGCACAGTATCTGCTGCAACTCTGTCTGCTACAACAGGTAACATCTCTACGGTCAATACAACATCTAACGTCAACGTTGGTGGATCTATCATTGTCAATAGCACCAAGTTTATCGTTGCAGGCACCACAGGTAATACTGACATTGCAGGCACCTTAGATGTTACTGGAAACACAACTGTCGTTGGCACGTTGAATGTCCAGAGTGGCGTTGATCTGGATACAACTCTGAATGTTGATGGTGCTACCACATTCAATAGCACGATCACTCAAAACAGCACGTCTCTCTTCAGAGACAATGTTGTCGTGCAGGGTGCTTCTAAGACACTGAAACTCAATAATGGTAGTGGCACTACAAAGGTTGAGTTGCAGTCTACAACTGGTAACATCACCGCTGCTGGTATTGTCAATGCAAACCAACTGCAACTTACCAGTAACGCTACAATCGGTGGCACTCTGGGTGTTACAGGTCAGATCACAGGTAATGTAACTGGTGACCTGACAGGTACATCTGATAGATCGAATCTGATTGATGTCACTAACACCACGACATCAAACCTTACTTACTATCCCACATTCGTTTCTCAGACCTCTGGTCATACTGAGATTCGCACAGACTCCACCAACCTCACATATAATCCATTTACCAATACTCTTGAGGTTACAAACTTCACCTCAACCACCAACTTCACTATCCAAGGTAACCTGAATATCACAGGTAACATTACTTACGCACAGGCACAAGTTGGTAGTATTGCTAACCATGACACTGACGCTCTGGTAGAAGGTGTCTCCAACCTCTACTTCACTGATGAGAGAGTTGATGATCGTGTTGCTGCTCTGATCAGCGGTGGCACAGGCATTTCTGCTACTTATGATGATGCAGGTAACCTGCTGACTCTGAGTGCAGTCCAGTCTGATATCAACACTGATAACCTGACTGAAGGTAGCACAAATCTCTTTACTACTGCCGCTCGCACTCGTGGTCACTTCAGCTATGGCACTGGCATTCAGTTGAATTCTGGTACATTGAGTGTCACCCAGTCGGACATTAACACCGACAACTTGACTGAGGGTAGCACCAATCTCTTTACAACTGCTGCTCGCACAAGATCTCACATTAGTGCATCTGGCGATCTCGGTTACAATGCTTCTACTGGTGTCTTCTCCTTTACGGAGCGCACTGATGCTGAGGTAAATGCACTTGCTGATGCTCGCATCGCCCTTGCTGCTGGTGATTATGCAACCGCTGCACAAGGCACACTGGCAGACTCTGCTATTCAACCTGCTGACCTTGCAACTGTTGCCACCACTGGTGCATACAGTGACCTGTCTGGCAAACCCTCCCTTGCAACTGTCGCAACCACAGGTGCTTATGCTGACCTGACTGGCAAACCCACTCTTGGCACTGCTGCTGCAACAGCATCCACTGATTATGCAACTGCCGCTCAGGGTGCTCTCGCAGACTCCGCTCTGCAATCTGAGACGATTGATCTCGCTACCCTCAAAGCAGAAGTAGCTGCTTCTGCCAGCTTCGCTGACTTCAAGACCCGTATCGCCGCCCTCTGATAACCAATGGCAAATCCAACAACTAAGGCAGAACTAAAAGAGTATTGCCTCCGCCGACTGGGAAAACCAGTCCTGGAGGTCAATGTCTCTGATGATCAGATCGATGATGCTATCGATTACACCATCCAAAAATTCCAACAGTTTCATTATGATGGATGCGAGAAGGTGTATCTGAAGCATCAGATTACTCAGGATGTGATTGATAGATCTAAAACTCTTACCAATACTACTGCCAATGCTGGCGTAGATATTTGGTCAGAGCAGAATTCGTACATTCAAATCCCAGATCATATTCTGGCAGTTGAGGGACTCTTCTCCTTTACAGATAAGGGGACAGCGAATATCTTTGACATTCGTTATCAGATGAGATTGAATGACTTGTATGACTTTACGTCTACACAGTTTTATCATTACTACATGATCCAGCAGCACCTGGAAACTATTGACTTCATGCTTGAAGGTATGAAACCAATCCGATATCATTCAGTGCAAGACAGACTGTACATTGATTTCGATTGGGCAGCAGATGCTCAACTGGGTCAGTATATTATTATCAAAGCATATCGTGCTCTCGATCCTACTACTTGGTCTGAAATCTATAATCAGATGTGGGTCAAGGATTATGCTACTGCTAAGATCAAGAAGCAGTGGGGCACCAATCTTACCAAATTCGCTGGAGTCCAGATGCCTGGTGGCATCACTCTGAATGGTGAGATGATCTATAACGATGCTGTGGACGAGCTCAAGAATCTCGATGAGCAACTCCGCACCGAATGGGAATTACCACCTATGGACATGATTGGCTGACATGGCAACTAACTCCTACTTTACACAAGGCACCACTGGTGAGCAGGATCTCGTAGAAGATCTAGTCATCGAGCAGATCAAGATGTTTGGCAAGGATGTGTATTACATTCCTCGCACCTTAGTAAACGAAGATACTGTCTTTGGTGAGGACACTTTGTCTTCATTTAATGGGGCACATTTGATCGAAGCATACATTGAAGATGCAAATGGATTCCGTGGAGATGGTGATCTTTTTAGTAAGTTTGGAGTCAGAATATCTGATCAGGTAACATTCATCATATCTCGTAAACGTTTTACTGAAGCAGTAGACGATAACGCAACTCTAATCGTGGAGGGTAGACCCAATGAAGGTGACCTCATTCACTTCCCTCTCGCTAACAAAACCTTTGAAATTCAGTTTGTTGAGCATGAGGTGCCCTTCTACCAGTTGGGTAAGATCCATGTCTGGGGTCTGCGCTGTGAGCTCTTTGAATACAGCGATGAAGACTTCGATACTGGGGTTGCGGAAGTCGATGCAGTTGAGCTCAACTTTGCCAATGCAATCACACTCACATTGCTGGCGGGTGGGACAGGCGACTTTACCGTTGGTGAGACTGTTACGGGAGGTACATCCAATACTACCGCTGATGTGAAGTCTTGGGACTCTGCTACTGGTAAGTTGATTGTCATCAATAGAGATGGTAGGTTTACCATTCCCGAGACAATCACTGGAGATGTGTCTAGTGCGTCTTGGACAACTGCAAACTATAACACGCTAAATAATGTGAATACCGATGATACCGTCGATACTAACTGGACTATTGAGACCCAGGCAGACGATATCCTAGACTTCACTGAAGTCAATCCATTCGGTGAATTTGGTAACTCTGGTGGGACCCTCTAATGTTAGGCACATATACATATCACGAAATTATTAGAAAGACAGTTGTCGGTTTCGGCACACTTTTTAATAACATTGAGATTCGTCGCACAAAAGGAACGAAGACCGAAGTTATGAAGGTGCCTCTTGCATATGGTCCTAAGCAAAAGTTTCTTGCAAGACTTAGGCAGACTGGTGATTTGACCACTCAGGATCAAGTACAAATTACATTGCCTAGAGTCTCTTTTGAGATTAGTGGTATCTCCTATGATCCTACTAGAAAGCTTTCTCCCACACAGGCAATCAGAAACGTCAAATCAGATGGCACTGATGTCAAGTCTTTTATGCCTGTGCCATATAATATAAATTTTGAATTGTCAATCTTGGCAAAGAATCAGGATGACTCTCTGCAAATCCTTGAGCAGATTCTCCCTTACTTCCAACCAAGTTTCAATCTGACAATGAATCTCATTCCAGATCTAGGAGAGAAAAGAGATTATCCTGTTACCCTAACCTCGGTTGATTATCAGGATGAGTATGAAGGTGACTACGATACACGCCGCACTTTGATCTATACCCTACAGTTTGTTGCTAAGACCTATCTCTACGGTCCTGTCAGCGATGTATCTGGTGAGGTCATCAAGAAGGCAATCGTGGATTACTCCACTAAGGTGGAGCGTAGTGCTCCTCGCGAAGTACGTTATACAGTCACTCCCGATCCCATCACTGCTGATGCAGATGATGATTTCGGTTTCAATGAAATTTATGCTGAGTTTAGCGATGCACGAGACAGAAACCCAACAACAGGACAAGACGAATAAGTATGATGGCATTGAGGATGCCCTCGATGTTGAAACTGAAATCGTCCCTGCAGACAAACCTGCTATAGAAAAGAAGGTAGAAGAGGTTGCAACTTCTACTAAAGAGCAGTTGAAAAAGGACTACGAGTATACTCGTGGCAATTTGTACTCTTTAATTGAGAAGGGTCAAGAAGCAGTGGATGGTATTCTTGAGTTGGCACAAGAGTCTGATCAACCTCGTGCCTTTGAAGTTGCTGGTCAGTTGATCAAGCACGTCGGTGACGTGGCAGACAAACTGGTAGACCTTCAGAAGAAGGTTGCTGAGATTGAAAATCCCAAGAAATCTAAAGAGGTCAACACTACAAACAACACCATGTTTGTTGGTAGCACTGCAGACCTGGCTAAATTTCTAAAGTCCCAACAAGATAAATAACATAGTAGGAGTAACGTATCACCATGTCATCGAATGTAACCACACCCGTGCAGGATTTGGGTAGTCTCACAGATAATAGCGACGATCCCGTAACAACTGCTGCATATACAGTGAAAACTGGATATTACAGATTTATCAATGCTGATGCACATAGCAATCACTTTGCATGGGGTGGTGCTCCTGATGTAACGACGGATATGGTAATCCATATGCCCGTCAATGGTGCCGAAATCTTCAAGCTTGCCAAACCCAAAAGAGCAAACATCATTGCTGCTACTGCTGCTAGTCCCTGTGTCCTGACTGTTGGTGGCGGTGGCACTCCCGCTCATCCTTTTGTGGTTGGTGATTATGTTACTCTCACAGGTGGTGATACTGCTGCTTACAACGTAACTCATGTTGAGGTTACTGCTGTAACTAACACAACTATCACCATTGACTCCGACCAGTCTGCTAGTGCTGCTTTTGCAGGTGCCGCTACCGTTGCTAACAGCATCAAGATTCAGGCAAAGGGTGATAGCACTAATGGCATGACCATGTATATCAACGAAGTACAAGTATCGGGTTGATGATATGCCAGCTGTCTCGAAAAAACAGCAGCGTTTCTTCGGGATGGTCCGAGCTGCTCAGAAAGGTGAGGGAGCGTCATCGCCTGAGGTTGCCAAAGTTGCTGCCAGCATAAAGAAAAAAGACGCTAAAGATTTTGCATCCACCAAACATAAAGGTTTACCTGAGAAGAAAATGAAGTCATTCAAAGAAGCAACTTACCCCCAGGATTTCAAAGGTGGTCCTGTCGCCAAAAAGAAGACAGGCAAACCCAATGCTCAGGGAGACTATGGTAAGAAAGATATCAATGAAGAGGATGCAGATCGTCTGAGAGATCGCCGCATGGAGCGTGGTGGTGTTGATGGTAACACTCGTTATGACAGACCTCCTGCAAGAAAGGCAACTAATGCTGAGTTGGGTATCAAACCTGGCAAGACTCAACTTCAAAAAGATGCTGAGAAGAAGTATGGTAAGGGTGCTTCTGCCATGGATATTGTGAAAGCACAAATCCGTGCTAAGCATGGTAAGGGTGCCATCATGGATACCAAGAAAAAGAATGAAGAAATGCTTTTCAATGGTGTCAACATCTTTGAAGAGATGTCCGACTTTGAAATCTCATTGATTTCTGACTACATGATCGAAGAGATCGTGACTGAAGTCTTTGAAGAAGAGTTGGCAGAAGGTAGAGAGATCGACTCTATCACAGACATGCTCTGTGAGTCTGTTGATTACTCCCTGAGTTTCCTGACTGAAGCATCAGACTCCTACTATGATTCTGCAGTCAAGGCATCCAAGGAAGCATCTAAGAAACCTGAAGTCAAGGCAGCAAACCGCAGAGCAAAACTTGAGAAGATCAAGTCAACTGCTAAGAAAGTCGGTGGTGCTCTGAAGTCTGGTCTTAAGAAAGCAGGTAGCATGGCACGCAAGGGTGCTGTGAAGGGTGCTGAGGTTGCTGGTAAGGCAGCAGGGCACGCTAAGAATCTTGCTAAGGATATGGGCAGTGCCGCTAAGAAGGGTTATGATTCTACTCAGAAGTCATCCTCTAGCGACTCTTCCTCATCGTCTTCCGACTCTTCCTCTTCTAGTGAGTCCAAGCCCAAGAAGCCTGGTCTGCTCTCACGAATCGGTAGCACATTGAAGCGTGGTCTTAATAAAGCAGTTGGTGCTGGTGCAAGAGCAGTATCCCGTGGTGCTCGTAACGTGGCACGCAAACTGGGTGAAGAGACCATCGTTGAGCGTGGTGACTTCTGGCATCCCGATCCCGATAAGGATCGTAAGTTGGGTGGTCCTGGTGCTAACCAGCGTGCTCGTGAAGATCGTGGATCGACATCTTCCTCCTCTTCTTCCGACTCTAAGAAACTTCGTCCTGGTGAGTCTTACAAGCAATATGCAGATCGTCAGAAGTCTTCTGCTGCATCTAAGTACAAGGCAAGTGGTAGCACTGCTCGCGAGCGTCTGCAGAAAGCAGGTGCAAAACTGTCACCCCCCAAAGAGCGTAAGCGTGATAAGATTGGACGTGCAATCGGCAATGCAATTGATCGCGTTGCTGGTATCAAGAAGGAAGAGATGGAAGTATCTGAAGCAAGAATTGCCAACTCAGATAAAGGTCTCACTGCAGTTGCTAGTGTAGATCGTCAAGCAAAAGCAGGTAATGTAAACCGTCGTGGTCGTTCTGTCACTGGGGGTGCATCGATGGGTGGCATGAATATTCGTGCCGCTGGCGGTCTTGGCAAATCCAAACCAGAAAACGTTGATAAGATCACTTCTAAGTACAAGAAAGTTGCTTCTGATGATAGAAAGGCAGCTGCCAAGGAAAGAGCAGCAATGCGTGCAAAGGGTTATAAGTATGAGCACACTATGTCCTTTGCTTCATTCCTTGCAGAAGGCAACCGCACTGGTCGCATGATGCAGAAGTCAAAGACTCAAGTTACTGGTCACATCTCTGCTGACAGGGGGTCCGACGAAAAAAAGAATCGTGAGGGGCGTAAAAACCTCGAAAAGGATCTAAAGAAGCATGGTATCGGTCACAAGAAAGGTGTGGGCGAGTATAAGTATGGCAGTGGTGAAACTGGACGCGAAGTGTCCTATCAGACCTCAAAACCTGATAAGATGTCTAAGCGTAGATTTGGAAAGGTTATGCGTCGTCTGGGACGCAAGCACGGTCAAGAATCCGTGATCACCAAAGATAAGGACAAGTCTGCTAAACTTCACTATACTGAGAAGGGTAGCAAGGCAAAGTCCGATTCTATCGGTAAGTCCAAAGCAGGCAAGCATCCCGAAGGTTACGGTGAAACATCTGGCACCAAGGTGAGAGGCGGCAAACTTCCAAAGAAAACTACTAAAGGAGCATTTCATTATGGCTGAGTTGTATGACAAGGATCAATTCAAATGTAAGTACTGTGGAGTAACCCCTCCCAAGGGACACTGGCGTCCTACAAGTTGGTTGCAAAAGCACGAAGCAAATTGCCCTAAGAATCCTAATAACAAATGAAAACTTATAAGGAATTCAAGGAAGACTGGCAGAAAAAATCTGGCAAGAATCCTGAAGGCGGTCTTAACGAGAAGGGTCGTAAATCTTACGAGAGAGAAAACCCTGGTAGCGATCTGAAAGCACCTAGCAAGAAAGTCGGCAATCCACGCCGTGCTTCCTTCTGTGCTCGTATGTCGGGAATGAAAAAGAAATTGACTAGCAAGAAAACTGCTAACGATCCCGACTCACGCATCAATAAGTCACTCAGAGCATGGAATTGTTAATTTAACAATTTCTCCTGATGTCTTATATAAGTCTTAAGAATGTCTCATTTCGGTAAATAGTGGTATACTGGGAGTATCCGCATGATACCAATGCTTGCATTCTATCTATGTGTCCTGTTGTTAATCTGTTGCATATGGTATGCAGGTTACGATGGGACCATGCGTCTTGTAACGTACTGTGATTTGCAACTCAGATACGCTTGGGTCCAGATGAGAATGTTTTTCATGCGTCAGCGTCTTAAAAGAGACCTAAAGAAAGCAGGACTGGAGTATGAAAAACTATTCAAGGAGTTAAAAAATGACTGATCGACCTGGAGACGGGAGAGAATTTTCAGATCTGTCTATGACTAGAGTGGAGTGTCCCAAGTGTGGTGCGACCTGGATCAATGGTCAACACATTTGGGCAGGTACGGGTAAGACTGGTAGCGAGTTGGATCTCGCAGGATTGGTATGCAATACACTTGGAGATTTCCAATGCATCAATCCCATGAAAGGTAAGGATGGTGGTGACACTTGGGCGAAACGTTTGGAAGATCTTGACAAGGCGAAAGAGTCATCAAACCCTGATAATGTTTAGTAACATTATTATACCTTAGTCTAAATAGCGACAGATAGTAGAGTAAACTTATATGAAGTTTTTCTTCGCATTTGTCGCATCACTCTTTTTGGCACTTCCTGCATGGGCTGTTGACGTGCAAATGGGTGCCAATGGTAATCTCGTTTTTGACCCTGCTGAAGTCACTATTAGTGCTGGGGACTCAGTGCATTTTGTTAACAATATGCTTCCTCCTCATAACGTTGTTGTAGAGGACCATCCTGAATTGTCCCATGAAGCACTGGCAATGTTGCCTGGTGAAGACTTTGAGGTTGCATTTACAGAGGCAGGGGACTATACTTACTGGTGTGCCCCCCATAAAGGTGCTGGCATGATTGGTACAGTACACGTCGAATAGTATGAAAATTTTTCTAGATACCGCAGACCTGGATGAAATTGCAAAAGCAAATGAAACAGGTCTTGTAGACGGTATCACCACAAACCCCACTCTCATTCTTAGGAGTGGTCGCACTCTTCTAGATGTTGCAACTGAATTGGTTGATAAGTATCCCAACTTTGAAAGCATCTCTACAGAAGTAGTTGCAGATACCGTAGAGGGTATGCTGGAGCAAGCAGAACCTTATATTAAACTGGGCAAATCGGTTACTATTAAAGTGCCCTGCACAGTTGAAGGATTGAAAGCATGTAAAGTGTTGTCTGAGGTTGGTGTCAAAACTAACGTGACACTTGTCTTCTCTGTAGCACAAGCAATCATGGCAGCAAAGGCTGGAGCAACTTATGTTTCTCCTTTTGTTGGTCGCTGTAATGATAACTCTTTCAGTGGAGTTGAATTGGTCCGTGCAATCACCAGTACATTCAGTGTGCATGGTGTATCTACACAAGTCCTTGCAGCAAGTTTGCGGGATTGTCACCATGTTTCTCGCTGCTACCTCTACGGTGCTAAAGTTGTTACTATGCCCCCAAAGGTATTCTGGAAGATGTATGACCATGTGTTGACCAGAGAGGGGCTGGATCTTTTCCAACAAGATTGGGAGTCAGTCAATGGCGATATTAAAACAATTTAACATTGCAGTACTTGATATTACTGTAGCAATTCTCGACTTCTTATACAGGGGTCGGGATTATCAAAGGTTTTGGGTGCTTGAGGAAATCGCTCGGGCACCCTATTTTGCGTTCTTAAGCGTGTTACATTTTCGTGAAAGCATGGGACTTCGTGGTCCTGAGCATCTAGATTTGATGAAAGAGCACTTTGCACAGTCGATCAATGAAACAGAGCATCTGGAATACATGGAAAGTCGGGGTGGTAATTCTTATTGGATTGACCGCTTTGTTGCCAAGCATCTCGTTCTTATCTACTATTGGAGCAACGTGGTTTATTATTGGGTGGCTCCTCGCGCTGCTTACCATCTCTCCTACGAAGTAGAGATTCACGCCGCAACTACATATGCTAAGTATCTCGCGAATGCTGGGCATGACGATAAGATCCTTGAGATCTTAAATGATGAATTACATCACTCACGCGAATTAGAATTAGCAATGGAGAAGATTAAATGAAAGTAGGAATGATCGGATTGGGACGAATGGGTGAAGGAATGTCCCGCCGTCTTATCGCAGCAGGACACGAAGTACATGGGTATCGCAACAATGTTAAAAAAGCAAATGAGCAATATGAAAAGGGTTATATCAGTGGATATACCACTTCTGTGGAAAGCCTTGTTCAAGTAGTTAAGCAAAAAGAAAGTTATGGTGTCAAGTCGGGGGAAACTGTCTACACTGAGACCCCAGGCATCTTCATGATGGTGGTGCCAGCAGAAACAGTGGAGGACACGATCAATGACTTACTACGATATTGTAGTGAAGGCGACATTATTATTGATCATGGCAATAGCAATTTTAAGGACAGTCGGAAAAGAGCCGAGCGACTTGCAAAACTTGGCATCGCGTATATTGACTGTGGTACTAGTGGTGGTGTTTACGGTCTGGAGCGTGGATACTGTCTTATGGTTGGGGGCGGAGATACTGCAGTCGCCACTTGTAAGACTCTTTTTGATGCACTCGCCCCAGGAATTGATGGTGCCCCACGAACAGGTAACAGAGACTTCACTTGGTATCCTGAAGAGTATGGATGGATGCATTGCGGTCCTGCAGGGGCTGGTCATTTCGTAAAGATGGTCCACAATGGAATCGAATACGGAATCATGCAAGCATATGCAGAAGGATTTAATATCCTGCATGAAGCAAATGCTGGCGCAGCATACGTTGCTGCAGGTGATGCTGAAGTTGCTCCAATGGATAACCCAGAGGATTATCAATATGATATTAACGTTGCTAAGGTGGCTGAGTTATGGCGTCGTGGTAGCGTGGTTGGCAGTTGGTTGCTTGATCTTACCGCTGATGTACTACGGAGCGATCGAGAGCTTAGCAAATTCGATGGTGGAGTATCAGACAGTGGTGAGGGTCGTTGGACGGTTCACGCTGCTGTGGATCTTGG